CGGAGCAAAGAATATGAACACAGAAACTAAAGGTCAATTAATCGGAATCATCGTTAGAGAGCTAAAGTTCAAAGCACTTGAAGTGGGTGATGGCTCTTTTTGCGAAGGTGATACATTTTTTTCTTTAGCGTTTAAAACAGACAAAGAGCTAATAAAAATAGCTAGGCTATGCGGGGTTGAAGCATGACCCCATCACAGCAAGCAAAAGCGGTAGGCCTTAAAAGCCTACAACAGGTAGTAGACTTTCACGGCTTAAAAGATAACGGCGAACGGAACTGTATCGCATATTAAAAATCACCTTTATATTGGTGAAGTTAAGCCAGAAGTTAAAGGCTCAAATCTTTGCAGAGAAAATCAAATCTTAGGTAATATGTTAAGAACAGAGTTGCTTTTAAGGTCAATGTAAGGGGTTAAGATTATGGAGTGGGTAAAAGTAGAAGATAGAATGCCGGACACGTTGCAAAATTTCTTGCACGTACTTACATACAGTCCAGCAAATGGTTTTGTAACTACATCTTACTATAAAAAAGCCAAAGGTTATTTTGTTGGTGAGTTGGGTCTCAATTCGGATATTGTTGTAGGTGTAACCCACTGGTCTTATATGCCAGAAAAGCCAGAAAAAACATAAATTTACCTCAGTCGGATAATGGAAAGAGTCAGCATGAAGAAAGTAAGAATGATAATTGAACTTGAATACGATGATGAAATAATGCACGACGATAACCATGACGGAAGAGACTGGTTTAATAATACTATTCTGTTAGGAAAATATGGTTTTTTGGAATTACATTCTAATGAAATTGGTGATCGTGTGGGGATGGTTGAGGGTCTAGAGATTTTAGAGGATGGGAATAAGTTCAGCCTGCTAAAAGGGGGTGAAGGATATGAATCTTTTATTCAAAACCGATGCAATAGATGCGGCTGGAAAGGCTCAATCCATTATGCCCACAATGATTACCAGTATTCAAATTGCCAAGAAGAGCGCAGGAACCATTACCCATGCGCCACCCACAAGGAATCTAGAAAATGACCCCATCACAGCAAGCCAAAGCGGCAGGGCTGAAAAGCCTACAGCAGATAGTAGACTTCCACGGCTTAAAAGATAACGGCAAGCCAGTGCTAAACATTAAAACGCTGAGAAACTGGCACGAGCATAAACCCTCGATATTCAAAACGATATTGGCGGGCACCCTAGCCCAGCAGCTATCGGATGGCATAACTAACAGGTGAATATGATGGGAAAGTTTGAAGAGTATTTTAGTGCGCCACAATGGTTTAGTGATGGCTCTTACGTTATTTCAGGTGAGCTATCGGCTGACGTTGCAGCAGAAATGATTAGTCAGGAATTGGGAGAGGTTATTTCAGTGGAGGCATTAGAGCCAAGTAGGGTTCGATATGGTTTTGCGCCTGAGTATATAGAGGATATGCAAGGGGAGCCTTGCTGGTATACGGGTGCAGGTAATGGCAAAGGAACTAAGCCTGTTTGGGTTTACACGTAACTATACAGCTACTAAGAGGTGATTTATGAAAACTGAGGCTGAAATACTTGACGAAATGGATAAGATTAATATAAATATTCATAATATTGACCTAGCTATACAAAATTTACGCAATCAGTTTGAGTGCGATATTAAACATGCAGCCCGCGCCGCCTTGTGTCACAAGAAACATGCGTTAGAGTGGGTTATGAATAACACAGATAAGGGGTAAGTGATGCAATTAAGCAAATTAGAAATAGAGCGAGTTAGATACGGCGATAAAAAAGGTCAGTTTTCTGGGCTTATAAAGTTTGACAATGAGGTCGGCGAGGTTTCTATTACGCTAAGTAAGGAAAAATGCGAACAGTTATTCATGGTGTGCGCTGACGGCCTTATTGAGACAGCTAAGAAAGCGGCTCAAGAGTTAACGTGCACTGTAATTGACCACAAAGCCGCTATAGAGCAAGATTTATAACACAGGATAGATAACACTATGAAGCTAGGAAAGAAACAAGAAGTATTCATGCGGTTACTGCCTAGGCTTATCGACAAGGCTCACGAACTAGGTTTTGAGGTACGCGGAGGCGATCTATTCAGAAGTAAGCGCGTACATGGTGAGTACGGGGAAAAGGAAGGTTATGGCCGTGCAAGGTCTATGCATAAGCTAAAGCTGGCTATTGATCTAAACCTATTTAAAGATGGTGAGTTTCTAACGGAAACTGAAGATCACCGAGAATTGGGCGAGTGGTGGGAGCAGCAAAACGAACTTTGCCGATGGGGTGGGCGCTTTAATGATGGCAACCACTACTCATTAACGCATTGGGGTGGCGCGTAGTAAAACAATCACTTAATAAAACATTGAGGACTAGTTATGAGTAAATACATGCACACTATAAATGGTAAGCCAGCCACGTTTGACGGTTATCAAATTTGTTTTGCCACTTTTTATGGAAAGCCTAATACCCTTTGCGTCTCGCTTGCTCAGATTAAAAAACAGCGCAAAATAACCCGAAAAAATCGAGAGCGTGATGGTTATGATTTTTGTGTTGGGAAGTACGGACACTTAAGATACACATAACACTATAAAGCACAGGATAAATAATGCAGCGTAAAGCAACAAAGAACACTAGGGGCGCAAATGCAGCGGAGAAAGCGTTTCATGTCTTCACTAAAGAGAGCGACTGCAGGGCATGCGGAAATGCAGGGCCAAGTATTGTTCATCATTGCATGGGTGCTACCTATAAGCATAACAAGGTTTTGATAGGGCATTGGTTTGTGCTTCCCTTGTGTCAATCCTGCGACGATATAATCACACACGGTAGTCGAAGGAAATTTAAAGATGAGGTAGATTTGCAGAGCCATTTATGGGCATATCATGCAAGCGATTACCAGCTAGAAAAAGAAAAGCGTATTCCTGACGATGTATTTTCAGCCATAATAGACAGTAACGAGTAATTAAAATATGAGTAAAGCAGAAGATGAGTTATTGTTCCAGCTAACGGCATGTGGAATTGAAGTAGAGCGAGAACATAAATTTCACCCTACACGGCAATGGCGCTTTGATTTCGCAATCCCTGAGAAAATGCTGGCGATTGAGGTTGAGGGGATAACTTTCTACGGCAAGAATAAAAACGGCTCTATGAAGCTAGGAAGGCACCAAACAGGAAAGGGCATTGAGGGCGATTTAGAGAAGTACGACGAGGCCATGAGATTAGGCTGGAATGTTTACCGATGTTCTCAGTCGATGGTAAAGAAAGGTATTGCGCTGCAAACGATAGAAATATTATTATCTCAAGAAATCAGGGTTAATTAGTAGTATAATATAGGCTGTTTAGATGAGAGTGCTGGTCATCAAGGTGGTGGTAGTTCGGTTCGATTCCGAGATGTCGTTTAGGTGGCGGGTTAAGACGTAGGATAGGGTGTTCGATTCACCCCACCAGCACTTTCAACTAAGCAGTTTAACAAAAGGGGGCTTTATGGGCTGGCAAGACGTAGTAAAGACAATAGCGCCAACATTGGGTACGGCATTAGGTGGCCCGATGGCAGGAGTGGCTACTAAGTTTATTGCTGACAAATTGCTTGGCAAGCCTGATGCCAGTGAGGATGAAGTAGAAAGCTTCATGCTTGGATCATCTTCTACTGATATGCTGAAGCTAAAAGAGCTAGACAACGAGTTTAAGCTGGAAATGAAGAAGCTGAAAATTGATGTTTTCGCGCTTGAAGTAAAAGACAGGGATAGCGCAAGAGGCTTATATAAGATTAATATTTGGCCTCAGATCGTATTGTCAGCGATGTTTATACTGGGCTACTTTACTATTGTTTACTTATTGTTTTCAGGGGGCGTAGATATAAAAGACTCAATTCGAGACGTTTCCAATGTTCTGCTCGGTGTAATGACAGCAGCAATACCACAAATATTAAACTTCTGGTTTGGTTCAAGTCTTGGATCGAAAGAGAAAACCGCAGTAAGCAAATAGGAGAAACTTATGGCTACACTAACAAAACCTAAGAAAAAACCTAGAAAGTCTAAATCTAAACCTAAATGATAGCCAAAAAGAATGAACAATTGGCCTTAGCGGTAACTTTCGTTATATTTTTACAGACGCTAACAGCAGTAAATGACTATCTGCAGGTTATATACCACAACTGGTATATGATTATTTGCTCGCTTTTCTCACTATTATTTGCACTTGTGGCACGTAAATCATTATATCTATCTAAATACGCTTATTTGTTGTACTCAGTCGTATACTTAGTTTTTGCGTTTGAGGACACATTGTATGGGCAAAACGTTATACTTAGTTATGGAATTTTTGATTCTCATTATCTTGAGATAGTGTATGGATGTTTGTTCATGTTAGTGATTTTGGTGATTTATGATAGAATGGATAGCATCAAATGCGGAGCTGATGGCGCTATGTCTTAGTTTCTCTTTATTGTTCATTTTAATCTGTAGGTTGCTGCATGAATGCTACGAAAGAAGATTTAGACAAGCTAGGCGAAAAGCTTCACGCAAAGATAGAGAGTAGAGATAGCGAGAACACGAAAAGCTGGAAGGAGCTGAAAGAGCAATTTCATGGGTTAAATTTAAACCTAACAAAAATGCTTACAAAATACGATGGGCAAGAAGATACAAACATCCGCTTATCTAAATCTTTAGAGAGCCTGCACGAATGGAAAGAATCTATATCTAAGGATATGGCTATAGTTCAGACGGAGCAGAAGCAAGCCAAAAGCACAATTGCCCGATTTACTGATAAGCTACTGATACCACTTCTGGTTATATTCATCGCTGCATTATCTGCTGTAGATTACTGGAAATAGCATGGCATATAGAGTTGGAACTGCAACATCATCGACCAATACTGGATCAACTTTTGTCCCAGATATGCCGAGCGAAACCCAGCAGACAGGCGACATAATTTTTCTGGTTGCTCTGAACGATGGTGGCAGTACGGCTATCACAATTCCTAGTTGGACTGAAATATTAGGTCCCGCACCAAATAATAATTCCAGATGCGCGGTTTGGTATATAGAACACACAGGCACAACTATAACAGCACCTACCATATCTGGCACTAGTAATGACTGGATAGTATTTGTAGATATTATTAGAGATGTAGATACTTCAGACCTTATAAATCAAGCCGCAAGAACAGATGTATCTCTGTCAACTATCTACCCCTCGCCTTCAGTAACAACAGACGAGGATGACTGTTTATATTATCAAATATACGGTCAAGACGGTGGTATTGTATGTTCCCCCAGTTATGGTTACGGAGTTTCAGAGGCTACGTTATTTGAGAGAATTAATGATATATCTCTTTATGTCAATGTAGGCGTTAAAGGTGCGGCTGGCATTATACCCAGTTTAGAATATAGCAGTGGTAGTACTGCTTCTACTCGATCTGGCACCACGTACACAATAGCTTTTAATAATAAAGCTGGAGGACTTCTAGAGCCAAGCGTTGATGCGGTACCGACTATGGTCGCTAACTATAGTGAATTTCCCACAGTCAGTAATTTAAGCGCGATAAGAACCACTTTACTAGGTTTAAGTACAGCCGCATTTACAATTAATAGTACAACCAGATCAACCAGCTACATTGGAGATTTAAGTTGGCATGGTGGCTATACTCGATATTCTCTTACAAACACGTCTAGCTTGACTGTTCAAGGTTTATATAAAGATATAACCTCGACGGATATGTCTGTTTATCCTTACTCGATAACATTAGCTACACCAGATACATTTTTGTTTTCTGATGATGGAATACTCCTGTATTTTGAAGACGGTGGCGGTAATTGGGTTCTGTGGCAGCCGCTCACGGAAGAGCAGCATGGAAACCTTATATTCCATACGCTAATTGCGGTTATGCCAGATCAAACTTTTATTGATTCTAGTGGAACGATGGATTGGTCAGATGTAGTGCGTACAGGCTTTGCGCAGGAATTAGTTTCAACATCAACGGGCGCCAGAAATTTTGACTTTTCATGTGAATGCGTAATGACACCGATTGAAATGATCGGAGGGAGTGAGGAAAATCCCTGTAACTCTGAGCTTATATTTAATACTTTTGAGGCTGGTTTAGGTATTTACAGAACTAGAACTAATGGTGAAGGGCAAGTACTAGCTTGTGCGGGGGTTAAGATTGGCGATGGTGTAACCCCCACTTATTTCGTGGGTCGCGCTGACTCACTAGCTTATCCAGAAGATGGTAGCGATATTCTGCTAGGGTATTTTGTTGGCGATGGTAATCACGATATTATTATAAATACTAGTGCTGATTGTGTGATGGATTTTAGTTCTTGGATTGCTCGATCTACTAATCTGCAAACGTTCACGATTGACGCTAGTGCAGATACAGGTGCAAGCTTCCTAACTACTGGCTGGATTTTAAAAGGGTATAGTTTAGTATGGAAAACAGGGATTGCTTGTCCTTCTGCTAACTTTATCGGCTGCGGAATATTAGACATCAAAGGCGCTAGTTTTGTTGGTGGTACGGTATCGGAAAGTGTTAGCACAACACACGCAATGACAGCTACAGACGGCGCAGTGATTGGATATGATTTCACCAAAGGTGCTGAGACTTATGCTATTGAGTTGTCAAGTGTTGATGGTAGTTACGATCTAAGTCAGGCTACATTTAACGGCTACACAACAGAGTTAAATATCACGGCTGTAAGTGGCACGACGACAATCAATTTATCTACTGGGCAAGCTGAGCCTACTTACGATACTGCAGGAGCCACGGTTGTATTTGCAACCCCAGTTATCGAGGGTTTGGCTTCAATAACAAATATGGTTGTCGGCTCTAGACTTGAAATAATAAACGAGACAAAAGGAACTAAGCCCTACAATGATATTGTAGTAGCCAGTTCTTTTAGTGACGCCTATGTAGATGGTACTACCTATTCAAGTGGTGACCTTATTACAGTAAGGATCAACTATTTCTTAACAGTTACAGCGAAAAAAGAGTTTTCTCAGTCAGTCATAGCAACATCAAACGGCTGGAGCGTGCTAGCTGACCAAGTAGACGATCCTGTTTACATTAGTATAGGTTTGGACGGCGGCATTATCAATAAATTTCAGGCCGACTATATTAATGACGAAGTTGACCTAGTTGTCGGCGCAAACTTTAGCGGCGCTGAGTTTTATGCTTGGTGGGTAGCTAACGGATATACAGAGCAAGGGATAGATGAGTTTTTTGGTGGCGTGACAGCAGTTGACGAAGCTAACCTAAGAATAAACAACAGTATTGTTGATATGTATTTTGATAATACTACCGCGACAAACCTAAGGCAGACGGATAACCGTAGAATATACCGAGCAGATGGCGCTTACCCAGTCAAAAATCCAACTACAGGCGGCGGCGGTATAGATATTGTATGGCGTAATCAAATATTTGTTGCTGGCGGATCACAGATAGCCGATGATATTCTTGCCAGAAACCATGAGGGCGGTCGTGATGGTGGTCGTACAGTATCGCAATGTTTGATGCCAAACCGTAATAGGGTTGTAGTTGATGATGTGGCGGGAACGATAACCTACTACAAGGGAGACGATGTTACTGTTGAATGGGTATCTAATGTAGGATTAGGAGATAGAGCCGCTATAAACTCGGTTGATCCCCAGTGATAGGCACGATACTAGGCCGTTTATTTTTTGGCGCAGGAAGATTTACAGAGCCGAGAAAGTACAATATACACTTTCAACAAAAGCAAGA